CAACATCCCCGACAGCGGCTACGGGTCCACCTGACATGGTCAGGCCGTCCCCGATCATGCGCGCGGCCAAGCAGGCGACGGCGCGCGTCGCGTCCGTGCCGGCGCCCATCGGTGGCTGGAACGCGCGCGACAGCCTCGCGAACATGAAGCCGACCGACGCGGTGTCGCTGACCAATTATTTCCCGACCGCGACCAACGTCGTGCTGCGCGGCGGCTACCAGAAGCACGCCACGGGCCTGCCCGGTCAGGTCGAGACGCTGATGGCGTACAACGGCGCCACGACGCAGTCGCTGTTCGCGATCAGCGGCAACAACATCTACAACGTGACGAGCGCGGGCGCGGTCGGCGCGGCGGCGGTGTCGGGCCTGACCAACAGCCGCTGGGAAAGCACGAACGTCGCCACCGCAGGCGGCAACTTCCTCTACGCGGTCTCGGGCGGCAACAGCCCGCTGCTCTACGACGGCTCGACCTGGACAGCGATCACGGGCGCCTCGACGCCAGCCATCACGGGCGTGACGACGAGCGAGCTCGACAACGTCACGCTGTTCAAGAACCGCCTGTGGTTCATACAGCGCAACACGCTCAAGGCTTGGTATCTGCCCACGCAGTCGGTCGGCGGCGCCGCACAGGTGCTGGACCTCTCGACGGTCGCGCGCAAGGGCGGCTATCTGCTCGCGATGGGCGTCTGGACGATCGACGCGGGCTTCGGCCTCGACGACAACCTCGTCTTCGTCACGACGCAGGGCGAGATCATCATCTATCGCGGCACCGACCCGGCCAACATCTCGACGTGGTCGCTGGTCGGCGTGTGGGCGATGGGCGCGCCGATGGGCAAGCGGTGCCTCGCCAAGTTCGCGGGCGACATCGCCTACATCGCGTTCGACGGCCTGTTTCCGCTCTCGCAGGCGCTGCAGAGCGCGCGCGTCGCGCCGCAGAGCGTGGCGCTGACCGACAAGATCCAGGGCGCGTTTGCAAGCGCGACCACCGCATATCAAGGCGCGTTCGGCTGGGAGATCTGCGTCGCGCCGAAGTTCAACGCGATCATCGTCAATATTCCGGTCGGCACCGGCTCGCAGCAGCAGTACGTCATGAACACCATCGTGCAGTCGTGGTGCAACTTCACGGGCTGGCCCGCCAACTGCTTCACGCTGCACAAGCAGGATCTGTGGTTTGGCGGCACCGATTACGTCGCCAAGGCGTGGACGGACGACCACGCGGATGACAACGTCTCCATCTCCGCAGGTGCGCTGCAGGCCTTTAACTACTTCGGCTCGCGCGGACAGAAGAAGATCTTCACCCGGGCGAGGCCCAACCTGTTCGCGGACGGGCAGCCCTCGGTCTTCGTGGGCATCAACGTCGATTTCCAGACCAACGACACCTCGGCTCCGCTGGCCTATCTGCCGCCGACCGGCGCGGTCTGGGACACGGCAATCTGGGATAGCTCGAACTGGGGCGCGGGCCAGAACATCTCGCTGAACTGGCAGGGCGTCACGGGCGTGGGGTACTGCGGGTCGATCAACTTCCGCTCGGCCAGCAAGGGCCTGTCTTTGGAATGGGCGGCGACGGACGTCGTCTTCATGCCGGGCTGGATCGGCATATGATCGTCGCGGGGCCGCATGTCGGGCATTGGGTGCTGGGCCGCATCGGCGGCTTCTTCGACCCGGTCTGCATGTCCGCCATCGGCTGGGAGAGCGACGGCAAGCTAACGGCGGGTGCTGCCTTCCGCGATTGGAATGGCGTCTCGATCGAAGGCCAGATCGCCGCTGACAGGCCGTTGACGCGCGGCTTCATCTCCGCGATCTTCGACTATCCGTTTCGCCAGCTCGGCGCGCGCAAGATCATCGCGACGACCAGCGCGGACCACATCCGCAGCATCCGACTCCTGCGCCGCCTCGGTTTTGTCGAGGAAGCCTGCCTGCGCGATGCTGCGCCGGGCGGCGACCTGATCATCTGCACCATGCGGCGCGAGGACTGCCGCTTCCTAGGAGAGCGTCATGGGCAAGAAGGCATCCGCACCGCCAGCACCTGACTACGCCGGCGCCGCGAAAGCGCAGGGTGCCGCCAACGTCGAGGCTGCGCGCGCCTCGGCCATGCTCTCCAACCCGAACGTCTACGGCCCGCTCGGCACGCAGACGGTGACCTACGATGGCGACATCCCGACCGTGCGGCAGACGCTCACGCCGCAGGCGCAGGCGACGCTGGATGCCCAGCAGCAGGTCGAGCGCAGGCTGGCCCAGCTTGGCCTGCAGGGCATCGGGACCGCCGAAAGCACGCTCGGGACGCCATTCCAGACGCAGACGGGCGACCTGAACACCGTCTTCGACCTGTCGGGCCTCCCGCGCGCGCCGGTCAACGCCGGGACGACCGCGCAGGAAGCGATCATGGCGCGGCTGGAGCCGCAGATCCAGCGCAGCCGGGCGCAGCTTGAGACGCAGCTTGCCAACCAAGGGCTGGCGCGCGGCGGCGAGGCCTACAACGCCGCGATCCGCGAGCAGCAGCAGCAGGAGAACGACCTCCGCTCGCAGGCGGCGCTGCAGGGCATCGGCCTCGACACGCAGGCACGCCAGCAGGCGGCAGCGGAGCAGCAGGCGGCGATGTCGTTCGAGAACCAGGCGCGCGCGCAGGCCCTGCAGCGCGAGCTGTCGCTTCGCTCGCAGCCGCTCAACGAGATCATCGGCCTGATGGGTGGCTCGCAGATCCAGATGCCGCAGTTCGGGGCCTATCAGGGCCAGCAGGTCGCGCCCGCCCCGATCTTCGGCGCGGCGCAGGCGGCGGGGCAGAATGCGATGCAGCAGTATGGCATCCAGCAGGCCGGTCTCAACGCGCAGTCTTCGGCGCTCGGAGGACTGTTCGGCACCGCTCTCGGAGGCTGGGGCTACGGCGGGTTCAAGAACCCGTTCCGCTGATTTCTGGAGGCATAGATGGCCGTTTCATTCAACCTGCCCGACCCATACGAGGCCCAGAAGGCTGATATCGCGCGCCGGCAGAAATACGCCGAGGCGCTCCAGCAGCAGGCGTTCCAGCCCGTCGAGATCCAGAGCTATCAGGGCATCCAAGCGCCGATCCCGGTCGCCGCTGGCCTCGCGAAGGCGCTGCAGGGGCTCATGGGCGGCTACTTCGCCGGGCAGGCTCGAGACGAAGCCCGCGAACTCCGCGAAGGCGACATCAAGAAGGGCCAGGAGTTCGCCGCCGCCCTGCAGGGCGCGAGGACGCCAGAGGAGCGCGAGAAGCTGACGCTGGAGGCGCTCGGCGGCACGATGGGCCAGAGCGCGCAGGCGATTGCCGGGCCGATGCTGCAGATGACCGAGAGGCGGACTGAAAGCGCTCTCAGGCGCGAGGCGCGGCAGCAGGAGGTCGCGGATCGACTGCAGGCGCAGCGGGATATGGCGGCCGAAAGGCTTGCGAACGCGCAAATGATCGCTGGCGTAGCCGCCGGTTCGCGTGCGGATGCGCTGGAGGCTCGTCGTGAAGCGGAAGCGGGTCGTCGCGAGGACCGGCAGCGCGAAAGCGAGCGCAGGGAGCGCGAGAGCCGCGAGCGCCGCGAGCAGCTGACGGCGCCAGAGCAACGGCAGCTGTTCCAGCAGGAAGACCAGATAAGCGCCGGGCAAAGCACGCTCTCGCTGCTTGCCGAGGCGCGCAGGTTGAGCGACCAGTTCCGAGGCGGCGCTGGCGCGGGCATGATGGCCTACGCCGGGTCGCAGGCGCGCTCGGCTGTCGGGATGGCCCCGAGCGAGGAGAGCAACGCCATCATCAACTACGACAACCTCGTCAAGGAGCAGGCGCTCGCCAACCTGAAGACGACCTTCGGTGGCAACCCGACCGAGGGCGAGCGCAAGGTTCTGCTCGAACTGCAGGCCAGCAGCGGCAAGACGCCCGAGCAGCGCGCCGACATCCTCGACCGCGCCGTGAAGCTGGCAGAGGACCGCATCCGGGGTGCCGAGGCGCGCGCGGAAGCCATCCGCACCCGCAGCTACCGGCAGCCCGGCGGCCAGCCCGCCGCGCCGCAGGCTCCTGGAGCCGCGCCGAGGCAGCAGCCGGCGGGCGCTGGTGCAGGCCTGACGCCCGAGGAACAGCGCGAGCTTGAAGCCCTGCGCGCGCGGTTCCCGAGGGCTCAACGATGAGCGATCGCGAGGAACTGCTAGCCCTTCGCCGCTTGGCCGAGCTCGAGGCTCGCGCTGGCGCACAGCCGGCCTCCCAGCCTCCCGCCACCCCGCAGGCGGCCCCGCAGGCCCCGCAGGCGCCCGCTCCGCGCACGACGGCCGAGCAGCTGGGCCTCGGCACCCGAGCGACCGCTCAGGGGCTCCTAGGGCTTCCTGGGCTCGTCTACGACGTCGCCGCCGTCCCGCAGAACCTCCTGTCGAACGTGCCGGGGCTGGAGTGGATGCGCGCCAAGCCCGCCGCCCAGCAGGTCTCCGAGGCCGCGACGGCGATCGGCCTGCCCGAGCCCCGCGACGCGGGCGAGCGCATCATGGGTGCGGCGATCCAAGGCGCGGCCGCGCTGCCGACCGGGTATGGCCTCGGCGGCGTCGTGCGGCAGCAGGCCGGGGCCGCCGGGCAGCGGCTGGCTGATGTCCTGCAAGCCGCGCCCGTGCAGCAGGCGGTCATGGGTGTCGCGGGTGGCGCCGGATCGCAGGCGGCGCAGGAAGTTCTCCCGGAGGGCGCGAGCCCAGCCGCCAAGGCCGTCGCCGGGGTCGCTGGAGGCGTCGCGGGAGCGGCTGCGCCGTCTCTCGCCCTTGGTGCCGCTCGTCGCGCGGTGACGCCGCTGCCCGCTCGCCTGACCGAGGAGGAGCGCCGTCTGGTGCAGGTGGCGCAGCGCGAGGGCGTGGATCTTCCGGTGGGCGCACAGACCGGCAGCCCGACGGTGAAGCTGGCCGAGAGCGCGCTGGCTCGGCTGCCCGGATCGGCCGGCGCGGCGCAGAACCAACAGCAACTGATGCGCGAGCAGTTCCAGGGCGCGGTCATGCGGACGACCGGAGAGGCCGCGACAGACGTGCGGCCCGAAACGCTCGACCGCGCTTTCGGGCGCATCGGGCAGCAGTTCGACGATCTGATCGCGCAGACGCCGCAGGTTCGGCTGGATCGCGACTTCTTCCGTGCGGTCGATGACATCGAGCGCGATTACGTCCGCCGCATGGACGTCAACATCCGCCCGCCGGTCACCTCGTACATCGACGAGTTCAATCTGGTGCGGCGCGCGCCAAACGCGGCCATTCCGGGCGACGCCTACCAGAACATTTCGTCCAACCTCAAGCGCATGGCCCGATCGAACCAGAACCCCGAGGCTCGATTTGCGCTGAACCAGCTTGCCAATGCCCTCGACGATGCCGTCGAGCGTCAATTCAGCGGGCCGCTAAGGCAGGAATGGCGCGAGACGCGCCAGCAGTACCGCAATCTGCTCGCCATCGACGATGCCGCCTCGAAGGGAACGGCTCAGGATCGTGCGGCCGGCAATCTGCCCTTGGGCGCCTTCCAGCAGGCGGTGCGCGCGCAGGACAAGGCTGGCTTTGGCCGTGGGCGCGGACAGCTCAACGATCTTGCGCGCCTCGGCGGCTTCATCGCGGACAAGATCCCGAGCAGCGGAACGTCGGAGCGCACGCAAATGGCGAACGCGCTTTCGCTCGCTCCAGTTGGCGGCGGCGGAATGATCGGCATGGCAACCGGCAACCCCATTCTCGGGATGGCTGCCGGCGCAGCTGCGCCGTGGGCTGTCCAGCGCGCGCTGCAATCCGCGCCTGGCCGCGCGTACCTCACCAACCAATTGATGGCTGGCCCAACGCCGCTTTCGGGTGACGCGCGCCGCGCCGCCCTCATCAACGCTCTCCAGCAGGGGATCTCTCCATGAGCTTCAACGGCTCCGGCACCTTCCAGATCAACACCGCAGGCCAGCCGGTCGTCGCGGGAACGGTCATCACGGCGACCGCCTTCAACGCGCTAACCGCCGACCTCGCGACCGGGCTCTCGACCTGCGTCACGAAGGACGGCCAGACCACGGTGACGGCCAACCTTCCGATGGGCGGAAACAAGCTCACGGGCCTCGGCGCCGGCACGCTCGGGACCGACAGCGCGCGCCTGTCTCAGGTGCAGGGCGGCATCTCCAGCCTGCTGGGCGTCTCGG